TCCCTGTTCCGCAATGTTGCGGGCGCTGCCATTTCGGCTAGCGAAGAGCAGGTCGGGTTGAGCCTCTCGCGGGCGACCGCGAATCGTGCTACGAATAAGGTAAAACTTACTCTTTCCGTTCCCCACGAACAGACCATTGATGGTCAAGTAGTGGTTCGGGATATTTTCCGCTTTAGCGGAGAGTTTGTTCTGCCTGATTCGATGTCCGCCGCTGAACGTGGGCATGCCATGGCGTTATTTCTTAACGCAATGACCCATGCTGACGTCCAGGATTATGTCACTGACTTAGAAGCATTCTGGTGAGCCTTTTCGGCTCACTAGCTCGCGTCTTCGCTAGTGAGAGTAAAATAAAGTACGCACTTTTAGTCGCACATTATTTTATTCACTTAATCATCGGTAAGGACATAGATCCAACTTTTCTTCCTGAAAGACCAGAAGCTGATAAGTTCACAACCAATCGTACTATCGTACGTGAGGCTAAAGAGCTCGCCAGGCTGGAAATTCAAAATCGAAGGTTGAAACTTTAGCACTTTTAGAGGACAAAGCTATGTTACATAACTTAGTTAGTGACATTGGAAAGGACCTTAAGTCTTTCCTCAACACAGTACAAGCAATTTGCGAAGTTGTCAATACGCCACGTTCTCTTGCTGTTAGTATCTTACTACAGCACGGGGAGTGGCAGGAATATATGAACCTTTCTATGGATCCCAGTACCTACGAGGACCCTCAGCATTTCGCTAAGGATTACCTCGTTACTGAAATCGTAAGAAAGTGTGAATATCTTCCTTTAGGTATTGACAAGGCCGCTGTTGCTCTCGCTGCCTTTATTGACAGTGAGATCCAGTGTGAGAACACCAATGAGAGGCTTCGAACAAACACTCCTTCCTGGTACTACCAGTATCAGAGAAATGTTCGGAACATCTTAGGTCCATTGGATCAGACGGCACTCGAGTTTATCGAGCGTCGATTTTCCTTTGGTCCTGGTGCCAGCACTGGCGTGCGTGGTACGGGTAGCACTTCATCAGATAAATACGATAAAGAGCTACACTTGACCTACGAACTTATACCGTTTGTAAAATCTATAATAGGCGACCTCTGGTGGGATTCTATCCCAAAGGGGCAGCATACTATAGTTAACGGCAGTAAGTTCACAACTGTTCCCAAATCTGCTAAAACCGATCGAGGCATATGCATCGAACCCACTCTGAACATGTATGTCCAGAAAGGGATTGGTGCTTATATCAGACATCGGCTCGGCAAATTTGGAATCGATATAAACTCTCAAGAGAGAAACAGGAGTTTAGCTGCTGCGGCCTATGATCGTAAACTTGCGACCATAGATCTTTCAGCTGCTAGTGACTCCCTTTCAACAGAGTTGATAGTCCAGTACTTTCCCGATGATTGGTATGAGTTATTATACCTTTCTCGGTCACATCGAGTTTCACTACCTGATGGTAGTGTTCATGAACTCGAAAAGTGGTCCTCTATGGGTAACGGC